AAGAAAGAGTTTATAATCTTGAGCTATATGGTGAATATGAAAAAGGTTTGAGAAAATCTATTAAATAAAAAAAGGGGCCGAAGCCCCTTTCTATTTTATCCTACCTCTTTTGTCTACCGTTCTCACGGCAAAGTAACCACCTATCACGGTTACGCTTACTAGCTCCCAAAGTCCTATCCATCTTTCGCTAACGCTGCTGATGCCTACTCCTTCAAAGAAGGTCATAAGGACTAGGAAGACCACGACAGTAGCAAGTGTTAATGGCCTGACGTTCTTGCTTAACCAAGAGTCTGATGAGAGGTCGCTACTCCAACGAGATGATATCTCTTTTTCTATAGCTGCTCTTATCTCTTCCTTCTCTTCAGGTGTAGATACAAATCTATCTACCGCATTGGCCACCGCATCCACAGTTTCCTTCGCACCCCCTGAGAGTATTTTCTTTAGAATACTCATGACTAACTACCACAACCTTCGCAGTCGGGGTTGTCAATAGAACAGGCATTCTCGTTGTTTTTACTTGTAGTTAACTCATCTACAAAGTCAGAAAAGCTTTCGCTTACTTCAAAATCATTCTTCATCTTCTCTCTCTATTTCGGTTATTATATCCTCGTCTTGTATTGGGTCGAGGATGAACCCATATTCCTCTTGAACATTAAAGCTAGGGCAGGCCTTGCTTGAGAACTCATTGTGTCCGTGTATTGTACATCCGGGGTAGATTTCAATCAACGACTTAAGGAGGTTTGTTAGGGCCATGTCTTGAGTAGTGGTCCTAGTGTCCTTTGGGTTCATGTCGTTATCGCATCCCCCGACATAGGCAACACCTAAACTTCTCCTGTTCTGACCCTTAGCGTGTGCTCCTATTTGATGTATACTTCTGCCTAGTTCTATCGTTCCATCTAGACCTATTAGATAATGATATCCAATGGTTGAGAAACCTCTAGCTACGTGCCATCTTTCTACATCTTCAACCGATACGTGCCTGCCTTGAGGCGTGGCTGTTGAGTGTATAATGATTTTATTTATGTGACGTGCTGACTTCTTTATTTTCATACCTTTAAACTTTAGTGTTATATAATTTACATTACTAGCTTATCAACTTCCTGTAAGTGAACTCTGCTATAATACTTGAATAGACTGCGTGTAACGGATGCAAATCTATAAGTGAATAGATGATAAGGCTTGCCCAAAAAGACAAGCACAGAACGCAGTTAAATGGCTTATACGGCAATACATTCTCCATGAACCAACCATAAGGTTCGAACACAAACAAGTAGGCGAATAAAAAACCTGCACCTACGGCAATAAACCAACCCTCATAAATCTCAATCATAATTTTCCGCTTATATATTCATCCCTTGTGTAGCGCATGAGTTTAACTTTACGCTCACCATTCTCTATTACACATACATTACCTTTTCTTCTCTCACCATATACATCGCGCCACTTGAGTGAGACAATCTTATTTGTCATCGTGGAGTATATCATTGATATGATTAGGTTGGCGGCAGAACCGCCTTCCTTGTAGTAGTCTAAGAACTTCACACACACACGCATGACGGCCTCGTCCACTAGGGACTGACGCAGTTCTTCATTACCATTTGTAACAAAAGAAAAATTGGAAATCTCAGCGGCACGCTCTAGTATAAACTTACCTAGAATGTTCGTTATCTCTCCGCGTGATGATGACGTTATAGCCTCACGCTCTATTACCAACTTGTCGTACTTACTCTTCTTCAACCTTGTCTAGTATTGCAACAATGAAATGTAAGTAATCTGAAAGCTCAGTGGTTGTGACGTTGAGTTCATGGCCCAAGCCCACGAGCGTGACCGGCCTCCCGGATTTGTATATCTTTGATACTGCATAGTAAAGAGAAATTATAAAGTCTGCTTCATCAGAGGTTATTTCTTCGTATGTTAGGTCAAGTGGCATCGTTTATTATTTTATATCCTTTGCACTTGATGACAACCCTGTAAGTATTCTTTGGTAAGCTAGAATCAAACTTGATTTTAATTTGGTCGTAATATTTTGGAGTGTCATCTTTAACGATTTCCAACTCAACGAGAGTATCAGCGAGAAATTTCGAAACAAGAATACCGTTATCGATATCAAGCCTGCTATGGTAAGTAATATCAAGGCGAAAAGTTTCGCAGGTAAACTTATCGTGAAGCGCCAATGCCTCAGTGCATATGATTTTATATTCATCTTTTTTTTTCTTTCTGTATGTCCAATGCTTGCCTGCGTAAATCATGTTTAAACTAGGTGGCTTGGGCAAATTTAATATCACATCATTTTCCATAACCTGTGAGGTCTATCGTTCCCCTGTATCCGCTATACTCGTTCATGAGTTCGTGGAGTGGAGGTATCCAACCCAAGGCATTGTCATCTCCTGATGATGAGTTGCCAACAACCTTAAAGTTCCCCACCTTAAGATATTCTAGCAGCTCTTTCCTTGCGAACATATGACACATATTCCTGCCGTCAGGCAGCTTTAGTATGTAAAAATAAAAATCAGATTTAGACATTATTATGCCCGAATCTGAATCCTTTTTCGTGTTCTTAAACTCTATGTAAAGGTTTGGTTGGTCCGGAGTCTTTCTTCTCTTGGCCCACATATAAGCCTTAGAGTCGTACTTAACTTCTATGGTTATCTCGTCTGAACCATTGACACATTTCAAGTCCCAATCGTAGAACACACGCGGTGGGGCTAGGGTAACATCATACCCCATCCCCTCCATGTAACACATAACTAATTCTTCTCCGTACTTACCTGTGAAATTCATCGCTTAAGCTTTAAGGCAACCTTAAGTAATATTAGGTAGCCTATTAAGTCCTGAACAGTGTCTTCCGTGTCATCGTTTAAACCACGCATTTTGATGCGCATTAACTTATCATCTATCCTAGCGCTTAAGTTTTCAACGGCATCTCCGTTCGCAAAAATATTCTGAGGGTGTAGTGCTGAATCACCATAGGCCTCGTTCTTTGAGAGGAGGAGTTGGGTGACAGCCTCTGATTCTTTTATTATTAATTCTCTAGTATCCATAATTTAATGTAATCTATTCGTCAAACAATTGCACATCAACACGATATACTTTACTAACATCACCGCTTTGAATGACTATACGGCCATTGCTAGGGTTGTAGAATATATATCTTTCGTCAGCTCCGGTGTAGTCTGAGACATCAAACTTAAATTGATTGCCGTTGATGCTGATGTTTCCATCCTCACCAACTTCAATCGTCTTAGCACTTGCCACATTGAACTTCAAGTAGGCCCTAACTAAATTAGCGAAGGCAACTTTACGCTCAAGAATTAGGCTGTGCGTGGGCAAATCTTTTTCTTCCTTGTTCATCTAGTTCGTAGTATCTGTTAGATAGTTTATCAAAATATAAAGTCACGGTCCCTAGCTTACCTACAATCTTAGGCTTGGCCTTGACCACGGTAATCTCAACTTGGTTGGCCTCGTAAGGAATACCATTAGTGTCCTCTAGTCCGAACGGACATCTCCACACATTTATAATCATCATACCTTTTCGGCTCCATTGCATTCCACCCGCTATGTCATTCATGGTTGGCTTGTCAACATAGGGAACACCACCCTTGTACTTTGCCTGTTGGTGTCTAGTGTGTACGGTGACAATGGTGTGGTAATCTCTGTCCGCTGAATGCTTACGGACCTTAGTGAGTACCTGACCTATTGCTATGTCATCACGAACACCCGCTGAGATGTCAGTCTTTATCTCTGTGAATGGGTCAACCATACACCCATCAATCTTAATGAAGTTGTCATTCTCAATCTTCTCTACTGAAGTATAGAAGGCCTCGATGCTCAGGTCCTGAAGGCCTGAGTCTATGATATAGAAGTGCTTGTTTATAAACTCAAGGGCGTTCTCAGTCTCTTCATCTGTTGCTGTAATCTTATCGTTCACTAGGAATGGCTTGCGTAAGTATACCCAAAGCAATTCAGCAAAGACCTCAGTAGGTGAGCCTGTCTCCGGGGAGTAGATTGCCCACTTCCATCCATCGTACTCTGCTAGGTTCATCATAAGCTCGAACCCGAACTGAGACTTACCTTGGTGAGCACCGGCATATATGTATGTTGTTGACCCTCGCTTTACAGAATACTTATCGAACAATGAGCTGAACCCTGTCCAAGCACCCTTCTTGATTCCGTTGTTTCTAAGTGTGGTTAACGAGCCTCGAAGTTCATTAACTGTATATATTAATTTTTGCATCTGTCCTTTTTTTTTATTTGTTATAGTCGCTTTCCTTGTGCGTAAAGCTCCTGCTTAATGGCTCTCTACTTAACTCATCTGACACATAGAAGTCATGGATTTTCTTACCTGTTAATTTCAAAGATGCCATCATCTTCATTATCATTTCAGGGCTAGCGTTCATGTCTTCGATGCTCTTCATCCTAGTTGGTATACAGAGCGTGCGGTAGTTGTTAATGTATCCGTTACCTCTCTTAACTTTATACGCAACCCTGATTTCTACATAGTAAATCATCTGACCTTTATCATCCATTCTCTTTGTGGTTTTTATAGTTAAATCCTTCGTATCCCATGGCGTGTAATTTAGTCTCCATTAAGTGACAATCAACAGCCCTGTCAAACGTAGCTATTACCTCGAAGCCTTGGGTTATTTTATTACCTTTACTTCGGTGCTCCTGCATTCTATTTTTAAGGGCGTTTGTCATGCCTACATAATGATGCTCAGGTATGTAATATAATGTGTAGTGACCATCCCTATACCTCTTTGCCTTTGGGCGCGATGCTGACTTACAGGTCTTGCACTCACCTCGGTGGCCACTGCCATTTCGGTGGTAGTCATTTAGGGATTTGTTTTCCCCGCACATCCTGCATACCCTCATTACATTTTTATTAACCTCAATCTACGTTGATACTTTCTTATCAGTAGTGCTGAGTTGGTTAATTGATTTTGTATATCACTCGTCCATCCAAACCTGCTTGCTTGGATTGACAGGTTTACATTGTCTATCATTAACATATCAAGATAGTTCTGAACCTGTCTTATGTGTTTTATTTTCCTAAACATATTTCTTGGTTTTAAAATTAGTCCTGTAACTACTGCGGAACATTAGTTCCATGTCGTTAGTTGAGCCATCTCTAGGCTTGCGCCCACCATAATACACATAGCCCTTTAGGTTTGTTATGTTGGTGTACTTTACTCCGTCACTATAAGCCCAAACGATTATCGTTCTTGACATTGGGATGCCGACTTTCCTTGTCCACGATTGTAGGTCTACTAGTTTTCTTAACCCTACTACTGCTTGGTGTTCATCATGAACAGAGTCCACTTTCTTCACTCCCTTAACTTCAACTGCATACTTTTTACCATCCTTAACTATCAGGTAATCAACCACAGAGTGTGGTTCTTGTTTTAATATTTCACAATCACTGAACAGAAGTTGAATAGCTCTTGATTCTCTGTCAACATCGTGCTGTGTCTCAAATGTTTTACTCATCTCTCTTTGGTGTTAAAAATTAAAAGGGAGGTCAGCCTGTATTCAACCTAAAGTTTTTCCCTACAAGGGATTAATTTATAGTGAACCGCCTCCCTTTATTATAAGGGGCAAGACAATCAGGGTACTTCCCCAAGTAAAGATTAATATTATTAAACTAACCTGAGTGCCTTGCTTTCCCTTTAAGATAAAAGAGAGGGGAGTTACAATAGCCTACTCCTAGTCCGTTGTTCGTTCTCCCCTCTCCCAATTAATTACTACCTAGTTCTGTGATTAAAACGGTAGGTCATCAGAATCATTAACAGGTGCGGCCTTAGCTGCGCCACCTCCCTGCGGATTGTACTCACCCTGTAGTTGGATATACTTACCACCATCGCGCTTGTCCTTCATCTCTAGGTTGACCCAACCTTTGTCGTTCTTAGCATTCTGAAGTACCTCGAAATCTTGAGGGCCTAATGCGATTTTTACAATCTGACCAAACTTGGTCGTTACTACACTTGTCTTTGCTACGAATTGTTTGTCTTGACTCATCTTAATTTAATTTAGTTACTTGTTATTAATTCTTTTAGGTGTTCGTACTTGCCTGATAGGTCAACGTACTTAGCTTTTAATTCATCTACCTCACTATGTAAGCTAGCGTCTGAAGAGAAGTATCCCTTCATGAAATTGTTCGCGCGGTTGTACGTTAGTTCATAACGCCTGTCGGCCATGCGATTATCATGAGAGTGTATGTAGGTGTGGACACCTTTCGGGTCCGTGTTTGTAATCCTACCTATCTCACGAAGGCTTAGTCCTTGGTTGTGCATACCACATATAGCGATAGCTCTAGCAGTAGTAATCTCCTTGTTCCGTTTGCTAGATAAGATGTCAGTTGTACTGACCCCACCTGCGCTTGCAGCACACAGAAGAATTACATCTGCTAGGTTTTTAAAGTTCCCCAACTCTTGCTGAGTAAGGATTGAATACTCCATTTAAAAAAGTTTTTTCGTAAAGGTTAATAGATTTGTTGAACTCAAACTCTCCTCTAGCTAGGAACTCATCGCTTGCACGGAAGATGCCTACCTCGTAAGGGAACTCTTTCTCAATCACTAGGAAATAGAAGTTGTCCACACCGAACAATGTCTTATAGATGTGCGCTTGTTGATTGTACATCATCCATGGTGCACCCCTCTTCCAATCCTCTAGGGATTTTGCTGATGTCTTCAGGTCCACTAAATAGGTTTCAACTCCATCAAAAACTAAAGCATCTGCCTTACCCTTGAGTTTAATTACATTACCTGTTTCAGTGATGTGTTCCATAACAGAAGGAACCTCTGCCTTGAAGTCAATACCCATCAAGTCTTTGACCTCATCTAGTTTCATTAGCTTGTCGTACATACCCATCACGAGATTGTAATCTTTGGATGGCATTACTAACTTACCTTCATTCTCTAGTTTCATTTCCTTGTAGGCATTCGTACCCCTTCTCCCTTCAAAGGGAACAGCGACTTGCTTACCCTCAAGGAACAGCGCGTGAAGTGCAGTACCAATATCAAAATAGGATGCACTAGGGTAGGACCACTTGCCTTGTCTCATCAGATGAAACTTAGTAGGTGACTGCCTTAGCAGTTTAAGCATACTATTAGAGAGGTACTCCTTGTCAGCGAAGTAGGCCTCGTCATCATTAAACTTCTCAATTACGGACATCTATACCCATGTGTTGCAGAGTGTAATCTACTATGTCATTAACCTCTAGTTCTGTAGGGGTTTCATTCTCAAATCCTGACAGTAAGTCAATCAGGTGAATGGTATAACTTTGTAGAAACTCTAGTTCATAATCAGACACCTCATAAAGAACCTCTACTACCTGTTCTTTCTGTGATGAATCAACCACCTCAGAGATGAGGGATGCCGCGAACGTGGTCACGGTATCACCCATCTTGAAGTCACTCAACTCATTACTCCAATCAAGCACCGAGAATCTCTTTGCGTTGGTCAGCAGTAACATCGTACTTATCTAAAGCCACCTTCACTTTGTCGGTAGCTCCGTTCTTGACAGCCTCTGACATCTTGCTCATGATGTCGCTTGTCATCTTTATCTTAGCATCCTCCTTAGCTTTAGCGTTAGGTTGACTACTCTTCTTGACATCTTGTTTGGCGATAGCCATTGTAACTTCGTTGCTAGATGCAATTGAAGTATCAATACCAATACCAAGGTTAGCCAACGCACGGCCCCAAGCACTTGTCTCGCAGTTCTCAACATAACTTGTCTTGTTAATGTAGCTACTAGACTTGTCTTCTTGTGCGAATCCTGTAGCTCTTAGGACCCAATTGTCATCTCTGATTTCAGCCCTGATAACACAGCTGTCAGCGTCTAACTGAACAATCTCTGAGGACAATGACCAACCCTTGTAGTCAGGGTGTGTGCGTAGATATTTGATACGCTCATTAACCTCTACGTAGGCCTTGCCTTTGATGTTGGTTGTTTTGAAATTGTGTACACTCATAGTTATAAAACATTTAATTGGTTACTTACTTTCTCTGTGTTTAATATAGTCGGTTTGTCGCTACTCGACAACACCTTCTCTATATCTTTCCAACACTCCTTCTAACACAGCCACTGCCGAATCGGTATTTAGCAGGGTTGTTTCTAGCAGGGCTACTATTCTGTCCTGCGTGGACCACATTGTGTGTATGTCATCAGGCATGACCCTCTCAAATATTGTTGCCCAATTGTTTACAGCACTAACGAACTCCTTGTCTAGCACAGACATCCTGTTCTTTACTTGATTCTCCCCATGAATTATTGTAGCATGGTCCACCCCAAGGTAGTTGCCTACCTCCTTGTAGGTGGTGGTGAATTTATTCTTAAGAATAAAGGAAAGACATTGCCTCGGTATGACTACCGTCCTTCGCCTTGTTTGTAACAATGGGTCTATCCCGTACAATCTTTGGTACGACTCGCATAGCTTGCTCACTGTCTCTTTGTTTAATCTCCTCTTCGATTGTCCTGTAGTCTTCTTCATTCGTGTGTTTTTTTAGTTTCCTTAACCCTCTACTTATTGCATTCCTTACCTGCTTGCGGCTCATGTCCAACTCAGCACACACCTCGGCAATGGTCAGCTCTTTTAAATAGAACAGCCTGACACAATCACTCTCTAGTGTATCGAGTTCATCACGCATGACGACGTTGACGATGTCTATCGTGTTGTCGTATGGATTTTCGTGAGCTACTGCCTTAGCTAAGTATAAATTATACTCGTCATCGCTCGCTCCACCTGAGTAAGTTAACTCGCTCTCGTTCCTGATGTGTAGCCTGTCACCCTTAATCATAATCTTGAAGGCGTTGAGCATAGCGAACCTGAATGTACTCATCACTGTTCCTATCATGTGTTTCTCATCATCGAACTCAACCTCTCGTCTCTTCATGCTCATCACATTCTTGATTGCTATGAAGTTTGCCTCATCGACAACGTCTGAGTTCCGGAATGATAGTCCGTAATATTTTGCACAGAAGTGCAGGAATCTCCGGTTAGCGGGGAACCACTTGGCTATGTATTCGTCTGTTATTTTCATCGCTTTATTATAATATATTATATACTATACTAGTATTATAAG